CCACATTGTGTGGGCACCGACATAGCACCTAGGAGGCTGCATGAAAAAAAGTGTACAGAGACGTAACAGATCATGGATAGAGAAATCGAGAATCTTGCCTAGTCAATACAGCAAGAGGACCGGCCAAGTTTTGGTAAATACTGGTGGTTCTACCTGGACCAGTCTCGTTCCCGGGAAAAGTATGGTCAATTCAGACCTCTTTGCTAAATGGTCACTAGATTACGTGAACAATGGCGCAAAATACTATGTTCCCAGTTATATCTCAGATGGTAAAGAATACATCATGTACACACCATACAAGAAACCACATATCAATACCTGCTATCATTATTCATGCAGGCATGAGTGGAAACCATTCGGCTACGTCACATACGCGGGTAATGACCCTCGTTATGGTGATCTTCTGAACTACCAGTTGTATAGTTTTACTTCTGCCAATGTTGGCACACTATATGACTTTGGAGACCAGAGCCGACACTTTGTATGGGATGATGACTTTTCTCGTCGAGCCCGCTTCTCTTTTAATCCCTTATTTGAAGGAAAGATCAGTACAATTAACTTTATTTTCGAGTTGAAAGACTTTAGAAAGTATGTTAACTTCCTAACGAAGCCGATGTTTCGGAGTCGTCTAGCGAAAATGTGTGCTGATTTTGCCGGACCGCGTACTATGGTCAAGCAGAGGGGAACGGGTATCAACAAAAATGCGAGAAAGTTATTGAAAACCGGTGCAGACTTAGAACTTTGGTACTCATACGAGGTAATACCTACGTTAAAAGACCTTTGTTCAATGTTTGCCAACCTAGCTTCTAATGCCGATTCTTTTCAGAGTGACTTAATCGCTCGCGGTATAGACGGAACCCTCGTACATTACGGGGAACGTCAAGTTCTGCGTTCGGATCTTACCACTCATCCGTGGGGCATGATGTCCACGGGATACGAATTATCTAAGAAGCGTACCGCTTTTGGGTTTATGCATTACAACTACGTAAGACGTAGTACTGTTAGTGCGTTTATCCATTATTGGGGGTTGACCGGTAACGCCGAGGCTTTTTGGAATATGATCCCATTTAGCTTTTTAATTGATTACATATACGGCGTAAATGACATGCTTAGAGCCACGCGCACTGACCAAAATCTGTCAGACGTGAAATTGGACTACGGTGAATCTATCAAGATAGAACTTATATCTGGATATATCACTCGTCCTGCCTACCATCCGTATGCTGCCCACATAGACTACGTGCCCGATTCTTTTCGGACACCTGAGTTATTAGCGGGTTGGCGAACAAAATGGTATTATCGCACAAAAAGAGTACCTTTAGTGGTTTCGGGAATTTATAAGCCTTTAAAAAAGCTGACCACCGACCACCAGGCGCTCAATACTGCGTGTTTAGGCATTTCTATGTTCTTATGACTCCAGAGGAATCGTCCTCCGCACATATGCGTTAAATATTTTACATATATAAGGAGAAGTCCATGGGACTCTTTACAAGTCTAGTTTTCAACAACGGTACTGCTCACACATTTGTTTACCGCGGACAGTTACCTGATACTAAATCTGTCGTTGGAGAGTATATAGAGCCAGCTGCAGCTGCTACATCTCAGGTTAAACTCGACGTGAAACATGATGAAACGTCAAAAACTATCTTCCGATCCTTAATGCAATATAAAATCTATGTTGCAGGAGCGGATAGTATTCTGGCGCCCATTACCGTTAATTTTACGGTTGTGTACAGCAAAAAACACGCTGCAGCAGATGTTATTTTGGCACAGAAACTTCTGGCCGCTGCTGTCGCTGATGCCTCATTTCATACTGGGTTTTCCCAGCGGCTAATTTGATACAACTATTGGCCGATTTGGCACTACGCGTGTTGTTGAGAATGATCTGTATTGTTACACACCCATGGCTGGAGATGCTACGTGAAAAATTACGAGCACCGAAAAGCCAAAGGCCATCCAAAAAGGATAACCACTGAGGTGGTAAACAAATCTCTGCCATCGGTCAACGATCCCTCTGTGATGAATTACATGGAGGGATACTTAACTGCTTTGTTGTCCGATGCTTATGCAACACTAGATGGTCTGTACAGCAAAGCTGACTACACTCGTGATTGCATTCGGTTGAAAAATCGAATGGCTAACGAGAATGTTGGTTTTGTTGTAAAAACGCTGCCAGCCTTATCAAATAGCGTATTTAATGCTATAGAGACAGGCGTGATGAGCTTCCCTTTCCTGAAACTTAAGAAAGGTACGAAATACCCTGTGTTTCTTAGTGGGTTATTTCACCTCATTTTTAACAGCTCAGACATGGATTATAGGACTCTGGCACTTGATAGTTTTTATTCTTTCAGTGTCGCATTTAAAAAGCTAAAATGCCCCTATAGTCCGGATGTACTATCATCACAATATGATGATTTTTTGAAGGTTGATGCCGAAATTGGCAATATCGATCTCACATCAGAGATTGTAAAACCGATTTTGGAGTTATATCAGGACAAGATGAATAAGTTCATCAAAGATATTGATATTGATGATGGTACATTCGTACCTCGTCCCGGTCCTGGTGCAACTAATACCCCTTTAAGAAAAGCATGTAGGTACGAGCCGCATGTTTGGTACAATCAGATAGACAATGTGCTTCCATACCAAGAATGGTTTTATCCATCTACCTGGGATGCATGTCTATCTTCTCGTGTTTTCCTTTCATTGTATAATACAAGAAAGGAGAGTCCCGTGTCTAGATTAAAATTTGTACCGAAGACATTCGGTAAGGCACGTGGGATATGTATTGAAGAAAACGAGATGCAAGTGTTACAACAAGCTTTTCGCCGCGGTTTGACAAGTTTTATACAGTCATCTCGCTATAAGGCGAATTTACCTCTAAATGATCAGAGTGTAAACGCTTCACTTGCATTAAAGGCATCAAAAACCTTAGACAATGCTACAATAGATATGTCCGAGGCCTCTGATAGAGTGTTACGCGATATTGTATCGTTAGGTTTCCAATCTAATGATAGGTTGCATGATGCTCTCATGGCACTATCCACAAAATATGTGGAAGCACCAAAGGAGGTTAATGTCTTGAAGCCAGTGACTATGGTACATAAGTACGCGCCCATGGGTTCTGGACTTTGTTTTCCTGTTATGACGCTTGTACATTTTTTCTTAATACAGGCTATCATTGACTATTCGAACATACCTAATTCAGGATTCCTGGCTAAACAAATATACGTATATGGAGATGATATTGTATTACCTTCTTCATGCGTACCAGCCGTCTTTGCGTACTTACCTTTTTTTGGTATGAAACTCAATAAATCAAAGAGTTTCTATAAGTCGCATTTTCGTGAATCCTGCGGTATCCATGCTCATGATGGGCAAGATATCACCCCTGTGTATGTAAAACACACACCACATCACGACACTCTCGAGAGTTATATCTCGCTGGTTAATAATGAATTCCAATTATACACAAAACATTGGAACATTACTAGTCAGTATGTTCGAGACTCGGTCTTAAAGTTCATGAACGTTCCCGCTTGTGTGCGGAAATTCGATTGTTCACAGAGACAGGGTTTAGCCTGTTTTATCAGGCCGCCTACACGTCAGTTAATTGACTCTCAGAAAAAATATCTGAGGAAAAGGTGGAATGAGGACTTGCAGTGCTTTGAGTATCGGGCTCCACGCCTTAAAAAGCGTATAGAGACCGAGTTCATTTCAGACGAGCTTCATGCTTATCTTCGATGGATGTTCATGCACACACAAGATTTTTCCTCAAGAGAGGTTGGAGATTCTTCAGGAGACTTAACAATCTCTTGGAGTTGGGTACCTGAATCCGCATTATTCAGCTGTTAGGCTTCGTCTTAAACAAAGACGTGGCCTTTGCGCAGCTACACCCACCTCATCAGTGGGACTAGAGAATCCGTACCCAGAATGAAAATTCTGGCACTGATAGAGGATCTAGTAGGTGTAACTACCTAAATAATGTAAGCACAGG